AGTGGCTACGCCGCGCGGATCGGCAGTAGTGGCGACGCCGCGCAGATCGGCAGCAGTGGCTACGACGCGCGGATCGGCAGCAGTGGCTACGACGCGCAGATCGGCAGCAGTGGCGACGACGCGCGGATCGGCAGCAGTGGCGACGACGCGCGGATCGGCAGCAGTGGCGACGCCGCGCGGATCGGCAGCAGTGGCGACGCCGCGCGGATCGGCAGCAGTGGCTACGCCGCGCAGATCGGCAGCAGTGGCTACGCCGCGCGGATCGGCAGTAGTGGCGACGCCGCGCAGATCGGCAGCAGTGGCTACGACGCGCAGATCGGCAGCAGTGGCGACGCCGCGCGGATCGGCAGTAGTGGCGACGCCGCGCAGATCGACGCGACAGGCGAAAACGCCATTGTGGCCATCGCTGGCATTGGATCGACAGTCGCGCTGGGAGTCGGTGGATGCGCAGCGGTTCCATATCACGACGGCACCCGCACGCGCTTTGCCACCGCCTACGTCGGCGAGAATGTCGAGGCCGGCAGGCGGTATTCGGTCAACAACCTCGGCGAGTTTGTGGAGGCCGTGTGATGGCCCTCAAAACCATGCGCAGACTGATGGACGACATCGACCCGCCGCACGGCGACATTTCCGGCCCGGTCGCTGACCGGCTGCGCGCGATGCTGGGGGCCATTCAGGAGCGGTGCCTGGTCGGGACCGGCATGTTGATCGAGCCTCCCGACACGCCCCGGCTGACCGGCGAGGCGTTGATTGAGTTCATCTCCGAAACCGGGTTCCGGCTGGTGGATGATCTGGAGGGGTGATCAGATGAGCGATGCCGCCCGCAACCCTTCGACCGAACGCTTGCTTCTGGGCGAGTTCGGCGCCGATCGCCCCGTCCCAATCAAAAGGATTCCCGTCATGCAGTTCGCCATCAAAAACCTGTCCATCCTGGCCTATGCCCAAGGCTTCACCCTCTGGCACTACCGCGCGGGCACAGCCCCACTGCGCCGGGTGGCTGAAAAGGGCTTCTTTGATGACGCGGCGGACATGTTCGCCGCTGGCGACATGGTGCTGGTCTCCGCCATCGAGGGCGGCCGCGTGCTGTTCGTCACCGGTACCGAGGGCGGCAACGTCGTCACCGCGCCGTTGACATGAACTTCGCCCGTGAGGCACGAGCCGAGGCGCGGCGGGATGAGTGACCCCCTGAGCATCCCCAACCCACACGTCGCCAAGCTGCGCGAGATCGCCCTGACGCTCGCTGCCGCCGGACAGCCGGCCGGGGCTGCCGAGTTGAACGCGCTCGCCGTCGAGTGGGCGCGAATGGCGCAGGAGAACGCGACACTCCGGGCGGCGATGCCGAGCGCCGAGGTGTATCGGTTTCCGGTGTTCCACGGCATCCGGGAGCCAAGAAAGACAGAGGACGCCCCCACATGACCGATCGCCCCATCATCTTTTCCGCCCCGATGATCCGCGCGTTACTGGCCGGCACGAAGACGCAAACACGTCGGCGACTTTCGCCCCACAACCTGCGTATTTGGACTGGCGGTCTCGATTACGCAGGCTCCTACGTGAAGCCCGACGGCGCTCTTTTCTCGGCCGCGATGAATAACGCCCGCGACTTCCGCTCGATTGAAGGTCGCCTTGCGTGGATCACCGATCCGGCTCCCCATCAAGCCGGCGCAATAATGGCGCAGTGGCTCGGTAGGCTGACCTATAACCCCGGCGATCGGCTGTGGGTCCGAGAGGCGTTCTGCGGGCCGATCTATGAACTGGACGGCGATGACCGCCCGATAGGCGAGCCTCAATATTTCTACCGGGCGGATGGATATCCGTATGGCTACTACCTCGATCCCGACACGGACGAACGGCGCGATCGTCCACCATGGCACCCGTCCATCCACATGCCGCGCGGGCTGAGCCGCTTGACACTGGCCGTCACCGGCGTGCGTCTCCAGCGGTTGCAGGAGATCACCTGCGCGGACGCCATCGCGGAGGGGATTGCGCCAGCAGCCAACAGTGAGACAATCGACTGCGCCACGGCGGACCCGCGCAGGTCATTCGCCGACCTATGGGACCACATACACGGCCCCGGCGCATGGGACGCAAACCCCGAGGTCGTGGCGATCACATTTGCCGTCGCCGACCAGAAGCCGAGCGACTGACCCATTCCGCCGTTGACTTGTATCCGGCGGCGGCGTAATGTCTCCCCCGGCGTGTTGATACGCCGCAACATGAAGAACCGACCATGACCAAGACCCCGACCATCCCCACCCCGATCTTCGGCGCCCACGCGCTGCTGGACCGCCTGCGCCCGGCAATCGCGGCCGGCCTGAACCTCCGTCAGGCCGCGCTGTTGCTGCGCGTTGCCGCGCATCCCGGCATTCTGACGACATCCGCGCTGATCAGCAAATTGACCAACATCCCGAACCAGGCGTCGATAACCCGCGCGTGCGACGGCCTGGTCGCCGCCAAGCTGATGGCCCGCTGGACCGCTCCCGAGGACCGCCGGTGCGTCGTGCTGGCGCTGAGCCCGGCCGGGGTCAGGCTGGCCGAACGGATGGTGGGGGCGGTATGAGCGATCAATCAGAACCCGGCACCGATCTGGTCTTGGGTGGCGCAGTAACCGCAGTTGTGGCATTTGGACCCGGCAATGCCGCGAAGCTGCTGGACAGCATCGAACGCAAGGCGCGTGAGGAAGCGGCGGCGCTGGACGTTTCGACACGGGCCGGTCGAGAGGCGTTTGCATCCCTCGGCCTCAAGGTTGCCAAGACCAAGACGGCCTTCGATGGCATGGGCAAGTCGCTGGTCGATGGATGGAAGAAACAAGCCGGCGTGATCGACCAGGAACGCCGCATGATCCGCGACCGCCTGGACGCCCTCAAGGAGGAAGTCCGCAAGCCGCTCACCGAATACGAAAACGCCGAGCGGGACCGGATTGCCGCGCATGAGGCTGCGCTGGCCGAGATCGTCGCGCTGGCCGACGTTCCGGCCGACGCTTCCCCCTATCAGATTGCCCTTCGGATGGATGATCTGACCGCGAAGGCAAAGCGATCATGGCAGGAGTTTTCTACCCGGGCCACCATGACAATCGGGCAGATCAATGATCGTTTGACCGACCTGCACGCCGCCGCCGTGAAGCGCGAGGCCGATGCCGTCGAACTGGACCGCCTCCGCGCGGAACATGCCGAGCGGGAACGCCAGGAAGCCGAAATTCGGCAGCAGGAGCGGGAAGACGAAATCCGACGCCGCGCGGCCGAGCAAGCGCGACTCGATGCCGAGGCTAGGGCCGCCGCCGAGTTGGGCGAGGCTGCCCGGCGCGAGCAAGCGGCGGAACTGGCCCGCGCGCAGGCGCAGGAAGCCGCTGACCGGGCTGAGGCTGCACGGGTTGCCGCAGTCGCCAAGGCCGAGCAAGACCGTCTGGACGCCGAACGTCGCGCGGAACTGGCGTTGGCTCAGGCGCAGGCGAAGGCTGAGATGGACCAGCAATACATCCTCATCGCCGAGCGCAAGCGTGCCGCCGCCGCCAAGGCTGCCGAGGAAGCCGAGACCGCGCGCCGGACTGCCGACAAGGCGCATCTGGCTAAGGTGAACAACGAGGCGATGGCCGGACTGGTGGCGGCTGGGTTGAATGACAAGGCGGCTCGGGCTGCTGTTGTCGCCATTGCTCGGGGCGCCGTGCCGCATGTCCAGATCAGTTATTAGGGGGCGGTCATGACGATACGCTATTTCCCAGAATTGACACAGGGGAGTGAGGAATGGACCAAGGCTCGCATTGGCTTGCTCACGGCAAGCAACATGAAATTGGTCCTCACCCCCACGCTCAAAGCCGCCAGCAACGACAAAGAACGCGCCCATATGTGGGAACTGCTCGCCCAACGCATAACCCACTACGTAGAGCCGCAATACTACAGCTACGACATGATGCGCGGCTATGACGACGAGGACGAGGCTCGGAAACTCTATTCCAAAGCCTATGCCCCTGCTACCGAAATGGGTTTCGTCACAAACGACGAATGGGGTTTCACGCTCGGATTCTCGCCGGACGGCTTGGTTGGCGATGACGGCTTCATTGAGTGCAAGTCACGCCGTCAGCGGTTCCAGATCGAGACCATCGTCGAGAACGTCGCATCGGACACGATCCCGCAGGAGTTCATGCTGCAAATCCAGACCGGCTTTCTGGTGACGAAGCGCCAATGGTGCGACTTCATATCGTTCAGCGGCGGATTGCCAATGGCGACGATCCGGGTGTTGCCGGATGCCACGATCATGTTTGCCATCCTTGAAGCCGCCGCGAAATTTGAGACGCGATTGGCCGAAAAGATGGAAGCCTATCGGGCGGCGCTGGCATCGAAGGCGCGGCTGATACCGACTGAACGCAGGATAGAACAGGACATCAGGGTATGACCGACCTAAGCGGCACGATAGCGCCCAAAAGTGAACAGCTTAACGCGGACGATCTGATCGTTGGGCCGATCACCATTAAGGTCACGAAGGTTGAACTCCGCGCGGGAGAACAGCCGATTGCCGTCTCATTTGAGGGCGACGGCGGCAAGCCCTACATGCCCGGCAAGTCAATGCGCCGCGTCATGGTAAGGCTATGGGGACCGGACGGGAACGCCTATATCGGCCGATCCATGACGATCTTTCGTGACGAGAAAGTGCGGTTCGGTGGGATGGCTGTAGGCGGCATCCGCATCTCGCACATGACCGATATCCCCGAGACGACCACGATGGCGCTGACCGAAACCCGCGCCAGCCGCAAGCCGTTTACCGTGCATCCGCTTGTGATCGACGCGCCGTCGGACAAGGCTGCGGTCGGCTCGCAATTGCTTGTCGGACGCATCAAGTCCGCGCCGGACCAAGCCGCCCTTGAAGCCATCACCGCCGACGCCGACGTGATGAAGCAGCGCGCTTACCTGGCGAAGAACCGCCTAGAACTGGCGGCACTCGTTGACGATGCCGTGACCTCCGCCCTGGCCCGATTTGCGCCGGAAGCCGAGGGGATGGAAACCTGATGGACCACCCCACCGGCCGCCCCGTTGGTCGCCCGCCTGGCACGCCACAGTCGCCGGAGACGCGCGCCCGCATCGCTGAGGCAAAGCGCGGCACGCACCACCCCGAGGACAGCCATGATCGCCACGTCGCCGCGGCCAAGCGGCGGTGGGCAGACCCGGCTTATCGGGAAGCAAGGAGGAAGCCATGACCGAACCCGGACCCGGCCACAACACCGCGTGGGGCGACATCGCGGAAAGTCGCCTTCGCAGCATCATCGAGCGCGTAGAACGGCTTGAGGAAGAACGCAAGAGCATCGGTGCCGATATCAAGGACATCATGGCGGAGGCTAAGTCGGCTGGTTTCGATGTCAAGGTGATTCGGCAGCTTATCAAGGAGCGGAAAATGGACCCCGCCGAGGTCGAGGAACGCGAAACCTTGCTCGATGTCTACCGCCGCGCGATGGGTCAACTTCTCGGCACGCCTCTCGCGGATGCGGCGCGGCCATGAGCGCAACTCTAACTGTCACGATACCCGGCACCCTGCGCGGCAAGGCTCGCCCCCGCGTGATGAAGTCCGGTCATGCCTACACGCCGGCCGCAACGGTCAGCGCGGAGGCGTGGGTAAAGCAATGCGCGCTCGATCAGGTCGGGCAGCTTTGCCTTGAAGGGGCGCTCAGGGTGGAAATCGCTATTGCCTCGGAAATACCGGCATCATGGCCAAAGAAAAAACAGGCAGGTGCAATTGGCGGTTCAGTGTATCCGGTAGGTCGTCCCGATATTGACAATTTGCAGAAGACAATTTTTGATGCTCTGAATGGTGTTTTGTGGCGCGACGATTCGCAGATCGTCCAACTACAGGCTAGGAAGTTTTATGCATCAAAGGCGTTCACGGTTCTTACGGTTACGTTGCTATGACAGACCAACCGAAGCCGCCACCGATGGCAGTCAAAAGCGGGAAGGCAAAACGGCCGCGCATTATCCGATCCATCAAGCCGACCAAGCGCGCCCTGGCGGCGTGGGCTTTCGCGCAGAGGCCACCGGGACGATGAACGCGCGCTGCATTTATCGCGTGCAGGACAAAGAAGGGCGCGGCCCGTTTCGTCCCGGCATGTCCGCGCGGTGGGTCCAGGAGGACGGACCCGATCAGTTGCCGCCAGTCATGGTTGAATTTGGCAATGAAATCATAAACAAACTGCACCGCAAGATTGACGAATTCGGCGGCGCGTGTGGCTGCGGTTGTGCGGATCGGGATGGGCTGAACCGATGGTTCACGCGCCTAGAACGGCGACGGCTCAAGCGGCTCGGTTATCAGGTTGTGATGATGGACATTGACGAAGTGATTGCAGAAAGCCCTAACCAGATTGTGTTTTGGCGGTGGCGTTCTCTGGATCGACATTTCATCGTCATTCCGTGGTGATCCATGAAACTCCCCCTGCACATCGATGTCGGCGCCGCCAAGGTCCGCTGGGGCGCTATCGACTACGCGCTGACGGACTGGCGCAAGGACGGCGCCGCCTACACGGCCACGCTGACACCGGACGGCTGGGCACCCTCGGCGCTGCGGATTGAGCCGGCAGCCGAGTTGCTGACTATCGACACTGTGCCCCATCGGCTGCTGGGCTGGCGCACCGAGGGCAAACAGGCGCACGCCGAGACCGAGGATGTCGGTCCCGGTGATGCGTGGTTTGCGGCTTACAGCGAGCGGCTGGCGGGGCGCGTATCCGGCTGACAAAGAAAGCCCCGGAACCTTGCGGCGCCGGGGCGGAGTTTGGCAGTCCTGGGAGCAAACGTACGGGCCGGACAATACCGGGCCGGCCCGCTGGTGTCAACTCTCGATGCGAAACCGCGCCACGATCGTGCCGCCCAGATCGTCCACGATGCCCTCACTCATGCCGGTGGCGACGGAGATTGCGACCTGGCACAGGACCGCGGCGAGCGTCCGGCGGGTCTCGGTGTCGGGTTGGGTCGTGGCGAGGTCCAGCGTGACGCTGAGGCGGGGATGGGTGCCGCCCGGCACCGCGATAGCCCGAGACGACAGAGCGGCCCTGATGGCGCCCAGGACGCGTCCACGCAGGCTGTCATCGCTCTCGGTCGCTCCGGGCGTCCAGCGGAGGCGTGATGTAATGCCGCAACGGTGCGCGATGTCGTCCAACAGGACGCCGGTTGCGGTGTTCGGGTTCAGATCCTCGGAGCCGGCGAATGGCGACTGTGTTTCGGTCATGGCGTGGCCTCCAATTCCTTTCTTACCGCCGCCTCGACCACCTCGGCCGGATCGTCGCGGCTGGTGCCGAGGGCGCGGGCGCGCTGCCAGGCAGCGTTGATTTGCGGCATGTCGTAACCCGAGTGACGTATGCGCGCCACGATGATTTGCCAATCTCGGCCCGTCATGCCGCAACCTCCGCATCCACACCGCGCCCGTCCCCAGCAGCCAACGCCAGCAGCGCCGCCTTGTGCGCTTTCCAGAATCGCCGCGCGTTGAAACCATCCATACGCGCGATGTGCTCATCGTCGAACGCGGCCCATTCGGCGAGTGTGTGCAACTCGCAGCCGATTTGCATGTGCTGATCGAGGATCGTGATCGGGTAGGCGAGGCCGGATATTTGCAGCGGCGCGCGCTGGATAGTGATTTCGTCCGTCCATTTCGAGTCGCGCAGGTCGCTGCCGCTCAGGTTGCTGTAGCTCAGGTTGCTGCCGCTCAGGTTGCTGCCGCGCAGGTCGCTGCCGCTCAGGTTGCTGTAGCTCAGGTTGCTGTAGATCAGGTTGCTGCCGCGCAGGTCGCTGTCGCGCAGGTCGCTGTAGATCAGGTTGCTGCCGCGCAGGTTGCTGCCGCGCAGGTCGCTGCCGCGCAGGTCGCTGCCGCGCAGGTCGCTGCCGCTCAGGTTGCTGCCGCTCAGGTCGCTGCCGCTCAGGTTGCTGTAGATCAGGTTGCTGTAGATCAGGTTGCTGCCGCGCAGGTCGCTGTCGCTCAGGTTGCTGCCGCGCAGGTCGCTGTGTGATTTTATCGCTGCTTTGATGGCGTATCCCAGCTGGATGCCAAACGACTCCCCGGCAATCTCGGCGGATAACTCGCACTCGAATTGTACCGCTCCGGTGAAGCGGCTCATGATTTGGAATTTCTCGGTCATTCTCTCTTTCCTCCATCGCCCGGCAGCGTGGCCGCCGGGCTGGTTGCGGGGTTAGGCTTCGGTCGCAGCGAGTTGCGCGGCTACCTTGTGGATGTTTTGCGCGTGCGGAATCTCCGGGTGTCCGGTCCAGAGTGGCGCCATGTATGCGTCAAACGTCACCATGTCGCCGGTTCGCCAGTCTATCCGCCTGATGTCCCAATAGGTCGCGTATTTTACGCCGTCGATTGTGGTAAATTGGTTGCCGGCGCCGCCGCTGGTAAAGCCCACTTTCTGGACGGTTCCGGCCTTTTGTGTCGTCATCCTCGGCATCGGTCGTTTCCCTTTGGTTGCGTCGTAGGCTTTCGCGTCGGGCGCCGGACCTGGCGCCCGCGTTGCGAAATGCTGCGGGTTAGATCAGCGAGCCGTTTGCAATCTGCGCGTCGATTTGCCGGACAACGTAGGCGGCGGCCGCTTTGGCGCGAGCATCTCGGCCGGCATGATCGTGTGGGTCAACCGGGTGCGTGTTGTTCCAGCGATCCGTCCACCAGATCACGGCGATCTCATAAGCCGCCGTGCGCGCGGCTTCTGGCGTTTCGTGTTTCACGGGGGAATCAGTGATTGTGAATGTAGCGGTCATCTCGGCGGTCCCTTGGGTGGTCTCGTTCGATACGCACATCAAGCGCCACTCTGGCGCGGAAAGCGAGTTACGAAGTGTGACAAAGTATCTCGGCAACCATCAGTCGCAGCGCCCGCGCGATGAAGCGGTTGCAGCCCTTGGCGTGCCATCGCTGCACGGTGCGGAGCCCGACGCCCAGCGCGCGGGCCTGATCGGGGCGCGAGCCGAGCGGAGCCAGGAGGGCGGCGAGGGCTTGCGGGGTCATGTGTCGAGTTCCTTCATCCGCTTAACAAACGCCGCCCGTTCACGGTCGGCCTTCCTCACGCGCGCCTTGCCGCATTTGGTGCATCGGTTGCCGTAGCTTTCATTGCGCGGGCCGCGCAGCGTGCCGGTAGCGGCTTTCCCGCAGACACAACCGCCGAGCGTCTCGAACCAGCGAACGGCGTCCGTTCGCTGTATTTCCAGGGTCATGCCACAACCCTCCGCGCCGGCACGGTCGGGTTGCGGTTCCATGTGCCCTGCGCCCATGAGGGCAGGTCAGCCCAGCACGGGCGCGGCTTGCCATTGTGATACAGCGGCAGTTGCGCCCGGTCGGCCTCATAGGCTTGTTCGCCGGTCATTGTGGGTTGCGTGGTGGCGTTCATCGCTCTCACTCCTTCGCGCCGGTCATTGTGGGTTGCTCGCCATAGCGTTCGGCAATCGCCTCTTGCGTGGTCGCCAGTGCAATGCGCGCGGCCCGGATGGCAATAATCTTGTCGGCCAGCTTCATGCCGGCGCAATCGCGCATCTTGGCGGCATACCATCCATCAGCGGCTTTCAACGCGGCGGCAACCTGCGGGTTATTTGTCAGCCATGGGCGGTTCATCGGTCTCGGTCCCTTCTGTTCGGAGGTCTCTCCGTTCCGCCGGGCGCCCGTGAACGCGTCCGGCGGCATGGGGAGGCCGGGTTAGGCGTGCGTGCCCAGTACCGGCATTGACCGGCAAGCGTTCCAAAGCAGCGATTGCACATGCGGGTAGGGAACGTGCAGGATTGCCGAGCCGTGCGGCCCGAAGCGGATCACGTCCGTGCAGCCAGCCGGCATGGTGCCGGTTGACACAACCACGTCGCCCCAGCGCATCCACGGCGGCCACGCGGCGGACAATCGTGGGATCAACAGACACCGGACGAGGCGCCCGCACGGCATCGCGCCAGTAGCGGCGGTCAGTCGGGAGCGCGGCGGCGCCCTCGGCAACGCGGGTGACACCGCGAGCCGCCGCGAACGCAGCTATCGCCGCGTCGTCTGCTTTGCCCATGTCATGCGTCCTATCGACCATGACGCCAATATGGCGCGCCATTCGCGGCGGGACGCAAACGCGGATTGCGCCTATTGCGGTAACAGGTTCGTGATCGGATGACTGAGCGGCGATGTCGGGATTTGGGGACGGCTCGATACGCTACCTAAGCAATCAGTCGGATCGCCCGGCAAGCATTGCCCGCGCCGCCCTAGCCGGTGAAAGCCTCTCTACCGCTTCGGCCCGTTGCGTTTCAGTCATTTCACGGGAATTGAAGGGGTTTGACGCCATCCGGTATGGCCACATCGGACAGGCGACACAGCGGCATCGCCTAACCTCGGCCTCCGTGCCACCCGCGCAATCCACACAATTCTGCCGGATCGCCCGCATAGACGCATGGCGTCGCACGCAGCCCGATATCCCGAGCGCGGCGAGGCTATCCGGCGGATGGTCGTGCTCGGGCTGAGGGATGCTGCGTGACGATCTGGCGCACCGATTGACGATCCGAGACGGAGTGCCACTATTTTGCGCGTTCCGGGCTTTCGAGGGCGCGTAAACGTGAGCGAGATTCGCGTTTTGATACTTCCGGTTGTGCTAACGCGAATAAGTCTCGCGTTTCTCTCGCACATGCAGCATGGATCGGGCTATGTGGCTCGTCTATACGGTGGTATAGTGCTGTATCATCTTCCGGGAATGTGATAGCATGACTAACGTATTGTCTTATTTGCGGGTTTCCACGTCGCGCCAAGGCAGGAGCGGTCTAGGCATCGACTCGCAGCGCGAGACCATCGCGCGGTTTGTCGCCGCCAACGGACTGACGCTGATTGGCGAGTGCGTCGAGATCGAGACGGGCAAGGGTACCGATGCCCTGGACCGCCGGCCGGTGCTGCGCGAGGCGCTGGCACAGGCGCGGAAGGCGAAGGCCGCGGTTGTCGTGGCGAAGCTGGATCGCCTATCCCGTGATGTGGCGTTCATCGCTGGCCTGATGGCGCAGCGCGTGCCGTTCATCGTGGCTGATCTTGGCCTAGACGCCGACCCGTTCATGCTGCACATCTATGCCGCCTTGGCACAGAAGGAACGGGCGATGATAGGCGAGCGGACCCGTTTGGCGTTGGCTGCCGCCAAGGCGCGCGGCGTTAAGCTGGGCAACCGTACGAACCTGGCCGAAGCGCAAGCGAAGGGCGCAGCGACAAACCGGGCTGCCTTCGACGCCTTCGCTGCGTCTGTGTCGCCAACCATCCGGGAGATACAGGCCGGCGGCACCAGATCGGCGCGGGCGATCGCTTTATGCCTGTCGGCTCGTGGCATCCGAACCCTGTCGGAGGGGGCGTGGAACGGCCGCATGGTCCGGGCCATCCTCCGCCGCGCCCCGTAGCAGCCCGCACAGCACCGTGGACGCCGCGCCGGGTGCAGGGACACCGGACAGCCACCACGCCGCCCCGTAGCAGCCCGCACAGCACCGTGGACGCCGCGCCGGGTGCAGGGACACCGGACAGCCACCACGCCGGCCTGTAGCCTCAACGTCGCGGTCCAGCGGGCCATCGTTCGGTCAGTGAGGGGGGGGGATCGATGCCGGCACCGCGTCCGGCCGCTCCTGGCAGCGGCAGGATGCCCCGGAGCAGACCCCCCACCCCCCGCTGGCTGAGGTTTCGGAATTTGTCACGACCCCCCTAGCTGGAAAAGTGGAACCGGAGATTTTGGGTCGGGAGGGGAATGAGGGTAGGAGTGTCGCAATTTCTGGACGGGGCGTGGGATCATGACTTGCGGGGTTGGCGGGGTTCAGCGGCCATGTTTTGTCCCCTTTGTCGTGCTCGCCGACCCTCTGAAGGGGCGGGCGAAGCACGTAGGGGGGTATGGGGGGATACTTTCGCCTAACCTTCGCCAAACTTTCGCCAACAATATCAGTGTGTTACCCTTGACCTTCGCCAACCTTCGCCAGACCTTCGCCATAACGATATCAATGGGTTATTTGCCAACCTTCGCTTTTTCGCCAACCTTCGCCAGACCTTCGCCTAAGTAAAAACAATGGGTTAGCAACCCGTCGTTGCTAGTATGAATTTCGCATGAAATTGCATCAATCGCCGTAAGGGGTTAGATTTTTGATCACCTGAAGCCCCTTGTTGTGGGTTTTTCGGTCGGCAATTTCGACGGCCAGATACCCGTTCATCAGCCAATCCTGCACCAGCTTGATCGTCTTTTTTTCGCCCATGTTGAAGTGCTCCTTGGCGAACGTCGGCAGGTATCGTCCCTGCATTCTGGACTGCGGCACGATGGACCATGGTTTTTTGGCAACCCATGCCGTGTCGATGGATTTGAATATCTCGGTTATGATTTGCCAGTCCGGCATGTCGCTGGCGGCGTCATCCTCTCCGGGGACGATGAGGCACCCGGCCCGCCAGACAAGGTTAACCTCGGCATCGCGGGCGGCGTAGTTGGCCTTCTTGCGGCTCAAAATGCGGGCGTTGGGATCGGCGTTGTCACCGTCCTGTGCGGTCAGGTAGAGGCGGGACCGGACGGTATTCGACCACGCCGTAGAGCCGCCGGTTCCGGCGCCGCTGGCTATGCCGGAAACGGACGGATGACCGCAGACCAGGACGGCGCAGTGGTGGGTGCGGGCGAGTCTGCCGAATGTGTTCTGGACGAACTGGCGGACCTGGGATCGGTTGTTTTCATTGCCGCCGAAGAAATCTGCGATGGTATCGCACACCAGAAGATCAGGCTTGAAGCTGTAGCATGTGGCGTCGATTTCGTTGAACGCCTCGGTGATGCTTCCGACATCCCGGCCATCGAAGGCCATGAGGATGTTGTCACGGCCAAGTCGGGCGGAATACCGAAGGTTGTCAAGGCGCTCCGGCTCTATCTCCATGCTTCGGTTGATGCTGTCCTGGCGGCGATGAAGTTCTGGCTCGTCGTCCTCGCACATGATCCCGAGGGCGCGGCCGTGTAGGACTTCCTGTCCGATCCATGGTTGGCCCGTCGCCACGCTGGTCATCAATTGCTGGGCTAGGAGGGACTTCCCCATCCCGCCATCACCATAGAGGGCCGTCACGACGCCTCTTGGTATCCAGCTTACTACGATCCATTGCCGGGGCTCGGCGGGTGCCGTCCATGATCTAGGATCAATTAAATCATCGGGTTGCGCGTCCGGCGAAGGTTCCGGCGAAGGTTGGGCGGAAGTCTGCTGATCTTCGCCGCCGTCGTGCTCATCGTTCGCCGGCGTTGGTTCCTCTGGCGCGTGCCCGTTTAGTCGGGGCCTGTCCGGTAGGTCCAGCGGGTTCTGCATCCCCATCTCGACGCCCCACTCGGCCGTCTTCTCGGCTCCCTTGCGGTCCAGTGCCGTCGCCGGCAGGGCATCCATGAGTCGGCGGACCAGATCGGGTTTGGATAGCGGGCCGAGGTGGGCGACGCCGCCGAGGATCATGGCCTGATTGCGGAGGATGAAATGCTTCTGGCCTTCCGGGGCTGAACTGACCCGGCTCAGGACGGCGCGGACGAAGCCTTCGAGGCGCGCGGACGGGATCGGGTCGTAGGAACTCGGCGCTGGTTTCGGGTCTGCGGCGCGCGTCTTCGGTAGGATTTCCGCCAGCAGCCAGTCCGGCCAGTGGGCGATCTCGGCATCACTGACGACGGAATAGGATGGGGATGGGGGAACGACGACATAGCCCCCGCTGCCCCTCACATCAATTCCGGGCGCGATAGCCGAGGCTGAATTGTGAACGCCCTCGACGTGGCGGAAGAGCCAGTGCCGGCCGCC